CTCCACTCTATGAATTTCGCTAATTGGGGGCAATTCCCAAGTAACGCTTCCGCTTTGAGAGGGAAGACTCTCATATATAGTAAATAATGAATTAGTAATGTAATTTAAATAAATATTATGTGTGGCACATCAATCAACAACATAACAGTGCTATTTTCTTGGGCTGGTCAAGCCCTCCGCTAAATAACGGAAATATATACAAACCTATGCACTAACCTGTCCACAACCAATAGGTAATGCAGAACCTACAAAATTGTGCGTTATTATCTAGTACACATCCCTATTTGGTTTTAATTGCATGAGGAAACGCAATTCATCAGTACAAGGCCCCAATGACAGGCCATAAGTTCCAACTTAACAGTTGAACTTCTCCTTATACCACTTGAGGCGCTCGTCATAAGACATAATAGGACCAACATATCCTGTAATGCCTGACAACTGAGCAACTCTCTCAAGTTCGCCTACGCGAGCGGTATAAATATCCCTCCCAAATTCAAAGTATTTCAATGCAACATTCTGAATCGCTTCCGCGCTAGATTGATTCATTGACAATACGTCAGACTTGAGATGAGTGTGCAGCATCTTAGCGATGGAGCCACTCTCAACTGGTGAACGGTACAATTTCAATTCCTCGTCCCAAACTGCATAATGCTTCAAAAATGATGCGTTTTGCAAATTGATAAAAGGAACAGATTTTGCATCCTTATCAGCCATAGTGTAAGTGATTCCTACTTCTGCAAATTCCTCTGCAATAGCAGTATGATTAAAATCATCAAATCCCTTAGCTACGGTCATGATATTATCGTCACCATATGTCATCAACGATACATTCTTATCGAAACGAGGCACCTTCCACCAACCTTTCTTACGAGCGATTGAATAGTAAGTGTATCTCATATACAAAGAATTTACCATACTGTTAATGACAACAGTCAAAGGGTGACCAGATGGATTTGATCCAAAGAATTGAACTAATGTTCCGAAATAATCATATGTCGGATAGGAAATCTCAGTTGCAATTCCTCGCATGATTGTCAAATCATCCTTGTCATAATTGCCACTCTTTTCTGCTAACTTGATAAGAAGCTTGAATGCTCCCAACATAAATTGAGGGCTCATTCTTCCATCAAACTTAGCATAATCTCCAGCAATAGCACGGTCCCAACCGTGTTTGCCAATGTGCTCGAAGAGTTCTGTCCATTCAGGTGACTGAACAACAGTTCCC